GGCGTCATGCCGCATGGGGCGGCGCAGGGGCGGATTGTCATGCCGCGATCTTCACTGAACTTTGCAGCATCGCGGCCTTCGTACCTGCTGCCATCTACACGCTGAAGATCTGAATGGCTCATCCAACTTCATGCTTCCCATTGCCATGAATGCATAAAAATTTCGAGAAAACAACAAATACTCATGTCATTAGGATAATATATTCCGATTGCTATAGATGCCTGTTAGATTCGCCAGATCTTCAATGCCTTGGCTCCACTCGCGCGAGATCCCATGACAAAAAACCGTATTGCTCACACTGAGTCACCAATCGTGCACACGCCAAATCAATCCAAGCGTGCATGGAGATTCAGGTGCTTCAAATCTGTTCGAGGGGAAGACTTGATTGACCGTTGGCATGGGAAACTTTCCAAAAAAGCACAGGCAAATCTCGAGCGAACTATGGAACATCTGTGTGTGCAGGATCAATCTTCATGGGACCGCCCCCATGCAAGCTCGCTTGGCCATCACATTTATGTGATACGATTCCGTGATGAAAATCGGACCCAGCATCGCATTGCCGGTCATTTTCATAGTGAAAGTATTGTCTTTGTACTTACACAACCCGCTGTAGAGAAGGATGATAAATATGAACCGCCAAACCTCCTGGACATCGCTAAAGATAATAAATCAGTCTGCGATGGAGACTTTGAAGGTCGTACCGGAAATTGCTTCTACCTCGACACCCATCGAAATGAAGACGATCGAATTCATGACGATGAAGCTAGCCCCACATACGTGTGGATCCGCCAGTAAGTCTGTGAGCACGATATTTTTCAATCGATGCAAGAAGTGGACGGATAAAGAGTATCGACAAGGTTACATGGAAGCCAGCGTTGAACAAGGCATCGCGTGGCAGATCCGCGCCAATCGCAAAGCTAAGGGGTGGACCCAAGAGCAGTTGGCGCTTACTCTTGAAACCACGCAATCTGGCATCTCAAGATTGGAGGATCCAGAGTACGGCACGCATAGCATCGATACGCTTCTCAAACTCGCAAATGCTTTTGATTGCGCACTTTCCGTTAGATTTATAGCCTACTCAAGGCTTGCCGAAGAGAGCGTCGATCTCAGCGAAGCAAATCTCGTTGCAAAAGGTTTCGACGAGGAAGTAATACTTTATTCTGGAGATGCAAATGACTATCGAATCGAACGTTGAAGAATCACCGTCGACAATTCTAGTGGATGAATTTAACGCTGGCCGTCCTGAGATTTATGCAGATCAGGTGATGGCGGTGGCGTTTGGGCCTTTTGTCAGCAAGTTTGTACTAGGGATGGAAAATCACGGACTCGGTAAACGTACCTCAGTTGCAACAGTCATCATGCCGACAAATACTCTGCACCAGCTTGCGCGCGCCATCTTGGACGAACTGGAGAAGGCGCCAACAGTAGCCCGCATAGTCGCCGATCATAATAAATTCACTCAGGTCCTAGAGCGCAATCAATCTGAAGTTGAGGGAAAGTAGCGGTTCGGATCGTATGCAATGGCCCTACTCCCCCGGGCCGTAGTGCCCGTTATCCCGGACCCATTTCTGCAGGTTGCGTAGCTGCGTAGCGAGCTTGTCCGCATCCTCGACCAGGTCGAATAGATCGTTCTCGACTTCGGTAGGCAGGCGGATCGAGCCTACTTCTGCCTGAAGATTTCGATCAGCCGATCCAGGTGGTGGCTCGGCGCCGGCGGCGCGGCCATCAGGTCGGCCGGCGCCTGGGCCTTGGGCGGCGGCGGGGTCTTTGGCGGCGCAAGCTGCCCGGTCGATCCGCAGCCCGCCAGCAGCGCGAGTGCGAGCAACAGTGGCAGCGTGAGCAGTCTTTTGTGCGGCGAGTTCTTTTGCATGATCTTCTGATGCCTTTCGTGCTTTTGCGTTATTGAAATTGACCATGCGCTCGTAGCGGTTGAACTCGGTGGCGAGCTCAGCAACTTGCTTTGATTGCATCTCGATCTTCTCGGCCTGCCACTTCTCGCGCTCGAGCTTCTTGCCGATGTGGGCGCCGCCCAGGGCGGTGACGATCAGGAGCAGCAGCGCCCCGATGATGGTGTAGGGGTTCATTTCAAGCCTTTCAGGCAGATTTTCCGCTCAGCTTCGCGGCGAAGGGTGAGCCCGCGGATCGCTCGCTTGAACGGCATGAGCTTTACAGTGCCGTCCGGCTGCTTGACCGGCTTCCATTCAGTAATCTTGTCCCATCCGGTCAGGGCATTGCAGCCCCCAACAGGATCGCCAGCATTTGTCAGGCGCATCATGCTAGACGAGCAGAAGGCGCCGACACCAAGGTTGAATGTGAAGTCGGTATAGGCGATGCGCTGGCCGTCCGTCATCGGGCGGGTAACGCAAGCCATCATCCCTTCAGCGTGGCGCGCGAGGTCGCGGTCTAACTGCGCGCGGCACTCGATCGGCGTGTAGGTCCTACCCCACTGGGCATTTTCAATGGCCCCGGTGCAGTACGTCAGGACGCCGGCAACATCCTTGTAAGTCTTGAGTTCAGTGCCCTCCCAATTCGGAGTGAGGACCAGGACGACGGCGGCGGCGGTCGCGCCAATGATCGCGGCCAAGCTGCGCGGGTTCTTGATCGGCCTCATCGGAAATCCTTCTGCGAAACGAGTCGCAGCACCAGTCCGCCAACGGCAGAGAACACCGACAGCGTGGCGAATACGTGGCGCGGGAACATGTCGGAGTACAGCGGCAGCAGGATTTCGGCCGCGGTGAATATGACCGACAGCACGCCAAGCCGCACGGACCAAGCACGGCGCAGGACTTTGCGCCAGTCGTCAATCAGATGCAGTTTCATTTGCGCACCGCCCTTTCTAGCGCCTCGATCCGCAGGCCGTGCGAGTCCTGCACCCGGCGCGCTTCGTATGCCTGCTCTTTGATCGTGTCGACCCTGGTGTCGCGTTCATCTACCCGCTTCTCAAGCTTCGCGGTATTAAGGATCAGTTGGTCGAGCTTATTGGACTGGCCGGCGACGCTCCAGACCATCGCAACCATGGCGACAAGAATTGCTGCGGCAGACGAAAGGAGCCAAGGAAGTGGAAGTTGCAAATCAATTACTCGCGGTGGTGTGGTCATGGGATGGGCCGGTTATGGGTTGAGAGCCGCGGCGCGGGCCCATGCGTCATTGAAGCCGGCCAGGTCGTAGCCGATGGCGGGCCACAATTGATCTACCAGGTAGTTGTCCCGGCGCGCGGTCAGTGCTTTGGCCCAGTACGCTCGTGCTCGAGCGCCGGCCTCGCCAGCCAGGCCGTTGATGATTGTCTCGACGGCGGATAATTTTTCGTCGTCGATCAGGATCAATTGCAGATTGAGCATCGGAACGGATTCCGCTGGCTCTGGTGCTGGCTGCTCTGGCGATACATACTCGCCGTCGATCAACTCGTCGCCAATCTTGCCGCCCAGTGATGCGTCGACAAGGTCAACTCCAGGCAGCGCGTCAAGTGAGAGAACTTCGACTGTGTTGACGACAATGCCGCCTTCGATAATGTGTGCTTGCATGATTACCCTTCGATGAGAACAGCGCCAGGCATGCCAGCCGAACCCGCAGCCCCGGCGGACGTTGATCCACTACCAGTGCCATAGCCGATTGTTGAAGCGCCAGAACTGGAGGAATTCGGAGACATAAACGAGGCCCCATTTGGGCCGGATCCTGTAGTCCCGTTGGCACTCCCCCCAGCGGCCTTGAAGGTGGCATTGGAGGACGTAAGAGTGGTGATGCCAGATCCACTAAAGGACGATGCGCCACCCGCCGTTTCTCCTAAGGTGGTGCCCGCTCCATTGATCGCCCCAGCCGCGCCGACGGTGCGCGTGTACGTAATTCCAGCCGTCAGCAGCAAGAGCCTCACGCCAGCAGCCCCTCCAGAAGCACCAGGCCGGCTAATACCACTATTCGTCGCCCCGCTATTTCCGCCGTCCTGCACGGTGATCTTGTAGTAGCCCGTCGCTGGACATACCCACGTCCCGGTGGTCGTGGCCAGGTCGTAGACCGACAAGCCGCCGCCGAGCAACGTCCAGTTCGTGGCATCAGCGCTTGGATCAGTTGTTCCGGCGCCAGCCACCAGGCGGCGATACGAGCGCACATTGATCGGGCTGTAGACCGTGTTGCCAACCGAGTAGCTGGTGCCGCTCACCCACAGCGTCGTGTTTGCGGTAGACAGGGCAGCGGCAGCCGCGGCGGTAGCCAAGGCAGCTTGGGAGGTTGCAAGCGCCGCCTGCGCGGTCGATGTGACTTTGTCATCGTTGACTGTGGTTGCCAATGCATTTGCCTGCGTGGCAAACGTGTTCAATTCCGGCGTCATGGCCTTTTGCGCCAGGACAGAAGCGGCTGCGGTTGAACTGAATACCGCCGCCGTCATCGTCGCCGGATCTGGCGCGGTCGGCAGGGCTGTGATTACTTGGGTAATTGCCATTTAGATTAGTCCTCGGATGCTGATGGAAGCTGGTTTTGCGGTGTCGGTGACGTAGACGTCCCATTGATCAAGAAAGCCGTAGGCGATGCCCATGCTGTACTCGGAGGCGCCAATGAAGACCATCTCAACGTCGGTGTAGAGCGTGAGCAGGCGGTATGCCTCGCTTTGAAAGCCTTCGGCGACGAAGACCTCGAACTGTAGGCGCTTGGCATTCGGGCGCCTGACCATGGTCGTATTGCCCTGGGCGCTTGTCGTCGTGGTCGAGTAGCTCAGTACGCCGCCGGAGAAATTGAAAAGCGTGGTGCCGATCGTGCGCGACTTACCGAGCAGGCAGCAGCCGATCGCCGCCTCCCCGGTGCCGTTGTCGACAGTGACCGTCAGCGTGGATGCCGGATAAGGCGGGATGTCGGTAAAGGCGACATCGCCAACCCGGACCGGCTCCTCGTAGTAGAAGTCGTACCAGGTCAGCACCTCGTGCTTGATTAGGCTCTTCACTTCGGAATAGCCGCTCACCGATTGAGTAACGGTCGCAGTCGCGCCTTCTGCGTTGAGCAGCGTGACAGTGTTGGTCAACTCGCCGGGCGTGAATACCTGACTGATCGAGTACGGCGCCACTGTCTGACTATTCACGGCGGTGTCGAACTGCTTGTGCCGGTTCGTGTTTCCGAGCGGCGTCCACCAAGCGATATCCGTAAGCGCGTGCCCCGTGTTACTTGCCTGGATGGACTCGTACAGAAGGTGATTCGTCGCGTCGGTGACGATATCGGCCAGCGCGTACGTGGTGCCGCCTGCGTACGTGCCGTACACCGTCCCGCGATTCTTCCACCAGGTCGGCGAACTAGCGGGCGTGTGGTTTAGGTTTGAGGCTTGTAGGGACTCGTAGACAACCTGCGAGTTGTTCGCGCCGCCGACACCACGAATGTCGGCCAGGGCATATGTCGTGGCACCGCTGTACGCCGTCACGGTCACCTCTGGCACGGTGCAAGACGTGAGAATGGCGTTCGTGACCGTCAGCGGGCGAATGATTCGGAAGTCGGAAACGGTCATGGCGTCACCACTTCCACCTGTGCGACGATGTCACCGTCTGCAATGCCTTGCTGGATATTGGCGACGCGGTTGGAGTCGCGTGCGATCTTGTCCAGCGCCGATTCAAGGCGCGAAATTGCCTTGGTCATCACCACCACCTTTTCTTCGAGTGCCGCCGTGTCGCCGCCAAGCATGGATTGCGACTGACTGGAATTAAAGATGCGCGACGGGCCGGTCGCCTCAAGCTCTGGCCCATTCTCACCAACGATTCGCCAGCCGCCTGCATGATCGCCGCCGCCCGCGAAGCCGGGAATTGACAGTCCGAACTGCGAAGCCAGGCCGGAACCGGTTTGCAGCAGGCTCGCCGCCCTCTGCGCGCGCATACGGCTCAGATCGAACTGGGTCACGGCACTCGCCATCTCCAGCGCGTCGAGCGCCTGCGACAAGCCGGGCAACAGACGCACCGCATCTTGATCCCCAGCGCGCGCCTGTGCCGATGTGACGGTGAAGCGAGCTTGAGCTGATGCAAGCGATTCAGCACCGCCGGCGCCGGTCAGGCCACGGATGCGGGCAACTTCATCGAAGACCGAGTCGGTGGCGCCCTGCCATGCCTTCTTGAGTTCCTCGGCGGCACGCTTCGATTCAGCGGCAGCGGCAGCCGCCGCCTGGGCCCATTGCTCAGCAGCGGCGGCAGCAGCAGAATCCGCCGCCATCTTGTCTTGCAGGGCGAAGATCGATTCCTTGAGCGCGCGATTGGATGGATCGAGCGCCTCGATTTCCATCTTCCGCAGTGCGGCCGTGTTTCCGGTGAGTTGGAACATTTCGCGCTGCAGCCCGCCGCGCTCGCTGGCGATTGCCCGAGCCGATGCCGCGGCATTTTCCAGCGCGGTAGCAGCCAGGGCGGCAGCCGACGCCTGATCCTGCATGGCATAGATTTGGTTCTGCAGGGGGCGCAGCGTGGCGTCCATGCCCTCAAGCTCAAGCTGGCGCACGCGGGCCAGTTGCTCGGCTGCGGAGTGGGTCAGGTTGTAGAGCGACAGTTCCATCGCGGCGCGCTGCTTCGACAGGTCGATAATATCGGCGGTCGCTTTAGCTTGGCTTGCCACGGTGCCAGCGGCGCGCAGATTCATGTCGGCGAGAATGTTGCCCGTCACGGCTGCGACCGCCTCTTTCTCTGCCTTCAATGCTTCCAGGCGCAGGAACAGCACTTTCGTGGATGTGTCCATGCCATCTAGTTCAAGCGCGCGCACTTCCGCCGCCGTCATCTGCGCCTTGAGAAAGTCGTCGATCTGCTTCTGCCAGGATTGATTCGTGGCGGCGAGCTTGTCGGCCGACTCCTTGGCGCTTGCCGCGGCAGCATCAGCCGACGCCTTGGATGTAGCGGCAGCATTGGCGATTGCCTCTTGCGCCTCGCGCTCGGCGATGATCCGATCGAACAAGACGCGATTCGTCTCGTCCAGGCTCATGCGCTCCTTGTCCCGCAACTGCGCCGACGTCATGATCAGTTCGTCGAGTTGGTCTTGCAGGTTGCGGCGCTCATCCAGCACCTGGGCTGCTGTCTTTGCAGCCGAGCCGGTCGCTTCAATGGCAGGAACGACCAGCGCGAACGCCTCTTGTAGCGCCATCAGGCTTGTGTAGGTAGCAGCACCGGCCTCGGTGCTCACGTTCAGCCCCAGTACGATATCTTTGAACTGGTCGCGGGTCGTGATACCAGCCAGCCCCATACGCCCAAGTTCCTCGGTCACATACCGCTGCACGGGCGCCAGGCGCTCGGCTTCGGTCAGGAAGTTGTCGGCAAAGCCACTGGCCTGCTCGGTGAATTTGTCGATACCGCCAGCCATGGCGATCAGCGCCTCGCGCGCCGTCAAGCTGCTGACGCCAGTTGCGCCGAAGGTCATGCCGATGGATTGCAGAGCGCCATCGAGTTGGGCATAGTTCGACGCCAGCCGGATCACGGTCTCGGCGTAGCCCTCGCCGACCTGGCGGAAGGCATCCATTCCCGGGATCGCTGCCTGCGCCATTTCGTCCATCGTTTTCGAGACAACGGCGTTCAGCGCCTCGGTCAGTGCGGTCCCGGTCAAGCCCTTGAGTGACACTTTCGTGACATCGATCACCAGAGCGTCGAGCGCTGCGGTGACGCTGGCCGAGCCGATGCCAAGGCCGGCGGCAGCAGCGGCAAGCGCCTTCTCGACGTTCGTGAAAATCATCCCGAACTGCGCCGTCAACTCGCTGCTGAGTCCTTCGGTCTGGACCGAGTTGCTCGTCTTCTTGCTGAGGCCGAAGAAGGAAGACTTGGTCGTGTCGACGCTGGCGTACTGGTTGAAGCCCTGGCCCGATTGCAAACCGCGTACGCTGCCGCCAAACTGCAGGCCGGAATCGACGATGTTTTGCGTGGTTTTGCCCCACAGGTTATTGACGAAGCTGGCGATCTTGTCACCGAAGCCGGCGAACAGGGTCTTGGTAATCGTCGTCATCTGTGTCGAGAAACCATCGGTCGGCTTGCCGATGTCCAATTGCCCGGTCTGGATGCCAAGGTTGCTGCCATCGGTCAGGCCTGGGGTGCGCACGAGTAGATTGGTCAGCCCGCCCAGCGATGCTTTGATCGCATTCAGGGCCGACAACATGCCGCGGTTAATCGGGATCAGGCTGTCAGAATTCTTTTCGAGGAATTCGAGCGAGCGCAGGATCGAGTCCGATACCGCATTGGTGTCGCCGAACACGCCGCCGGCGCCTTGTGTTTTTTGAACGTCGCCAGCGGACTGCCCGCCACCCGAGCCGCCACCGATGCCGCCGGCAATCTTTGCACCGATGGCCACGACAGCAGCAAGCGTGGCGGCGCCGGCCGCCAGGTTGGCCGGGAATGGCAGGGAAGCCAGCGCCTTGACTACGGCCGTGACGCCCCATGCGCTTGCCTGGGTAGCAGCTTGCATGCCGGATGCAGCGGTAGCGCCAGCCTCGACCGTCTTCTCGGTTGCCTTGCTCGCCACAAACAGGCCAGTGAAGGCCGTCAACAGCCCCGACTTGCTCAGCATGTTCTGGATGGCCATCGCCATTTCGGCAGCGCGGAACGCCTTCTCAGCGCCTTCCATGACCTTGTAGCCGGTCGAATTCTCTTTGAAGAAGCCCTTCGCGGCGCCGGCCATGTCGCCGTAGGACTTGACTTGGGCCTGGGCCGACTGACGCGCGGCAGCAATCTCCGCTGCGGCCTTCTCGGCCGGAGATTTGCTGGAGTCTGCCTGGACGGCCTTAAGTTGTGCTGCGATAGTCGCCTGCGCTCGGCCATAGCCACTCAGGGCGGTCGTCAGTGAGCCGATTGCCGAGCCGACCTTGCCGAATGACTCCGCCATGCCTGCGGCGGCGGACTTGGTCGCCTCGTCGACCTGGACCATGATGTCAAGCAGTTCTTTGGCGCGAGTGACGTCATCATTGCCGCCCTTGCTCGCACCCTCGCGCGTGGCGCCGGCGCGTTCGCGCAGGGCTTTAGCCTGATCGCGGTATGCCTGCGACATGCCGCCTGTCCAGTCGATCAGTTCGGCCAGTTCAGCGTTTTCGTCTTTGATGGTGGCAAGGTGCTCAAGGCGCTGGGCGTCCAGTTCGGCAAGCGCGACTGTGCTGAGGCCCATGCGGTCATTCTGATCTTGCTGCGCCAGTGCTGCGGCGCGCATCTCAATCGTGGTCTTGCTGAGATGTTCGAGGTTGTCCGCGTTGGCGGCGGACGAGCGCTTCGCGGTTTCGATGTCGAGCTTGTCCGCATCGGCCTTTGCTGCTGCAGCCTTGGTCGCGATATCGGTGGCCAATGCCTCGCTCATGATGGACATGCGCAGCGCATCAGTAGGGGCTTTTGCAGCAGCGCGCGCCGCTGCCATCATCTTCAGTTGATCGGCACCTAGCCCGATCTGGGAGCGCTCGACCTGCAACGCGGTAACGAAATCTCTTGCGCTCTTGATCGCGCCCTCGTATTCCTTTTTGGACTTTGCGGCGGCGGCGTCGCGCTTCTCCTGCTCTGCAAGAAGATCCTTCTCCGCCTTCCGCTGCTTGGCCATGGCTTCAAAGCTGGCGTCACCAGCACCAGACCACGCATCGGACATCGATTTACCGGTGTCCTTCCAGCCAGAGGCGACATCTTCGGCAATCACCATAGCCGCATTACCCATGGACTGAGCGGAAGACTTGGCCGACTCCCACGCGCCCTTAAAGTCACCGGATGCGACCTTGCTCAGCACCTCGAGCGCGCCAGCGAAGTGCGTCGTGATCAGGACTGCGACCCCGCTGATAGCCTTGCCGATGGTCGAAAACACTTCGATGATTCCCAGTGCGATCGAATAAAGAATTTTCAGGCCCGTACCGAGGAAGTCGGCGGTCTTTTTGAGCTTGTCGCCGCTGGTCATGGATGTCAGGAGCGAGCCGGACAGGCTGCTAAGCGTCGGCAGCATCTCGGCCGCAATTTGGCGGGCGACGCCCTGGCTACCCATTGCAAGTAGATCCAGGTTGTCATTGAACGCTTCAGCGCTCTTGGCTGTCTTTTCGCTCATGGTCAAGCCGAGCTTTTGCGCCATCTCTTCCATGTCGCGGAAGCCCTGGGCGCCGCCGTTCAACAACGGAATCAAGGTGGCGCCGCTTTTCCCGAAAATCTCGACGGCCATGGATGTCTTGCGGGCGCCGTCGTCCATCTTCTGGAATGCGTCGGCCACGGAGTACAGGACATCCTTATTGCTCAGCAGTTGCCCGTTCGTCGACGCCGTCTTGATGCCGAGCGCGGCCAAGCCCTTGTTGCCTTCCGTGATCGCCTTCGACAGTTTCACCATTGACTTCTCAAACACATCACCGCCCGCCCCGCCCAGGTCATAAGCGAGCTGGAGCCCAGCGAGATCCTTGACGGCGACGCCGGTCTTCTGTGAGAGTTTGCTGGCGGCATCGGCGGCATCAATGGCGCCCTTGATCCAGGCGCTAAATGCAGCGATCGAGAGCCCAGCAGCCAGCCCCGCGAACATCTTCATCGCGCCGCCGACACTTGCGCTGACCCTGTCCATGGCGCTGCCCACCGTGCGACGGGCGTGGTCCATGTCGGCCTGCAATCTGGCAATATCTGCCCTTAATCTGATTTCGAGATCGCCGATTACCATGCGTTTTCCTTGATGATTTTTGCAGCGTGTCGCGCCTTGTGCGATGCTGAAATCTTTGCGATCGTTTCCGGGCTGCGCCGCCTTCCTGTCAGTGATGCGGCTATCCGACCCCGGGCGTCTGCGCTGCGAACTCGTCCAGTGTTCGCAGTTCCAATCTTCTTGCGGGTCGCCTCGCTTGGCGACTTACCAACACTCGCGAGCCGCAGCTTTTCGCGCGTCGTTTCGCTCACCACTCGGCCCGTGTTGGCAGCGATCAGTTTTGCTTTACCTTCAGCGCTTAGAACTTGGCCTTTGTGAGACTCGGAGTTGACTCGCCTCTGCTCGTCCGTATGCTTGCGCCCCCTGTTGCCAGCGCCGATTTTTTCCCTGGTGCGCTCAGACTGAATTCGGCCGATGCCAGCAGCTGATATTTTTGCGCGATGCGCTGCACTGACAGTCTTCCCGACCTGCATGCTGGACAACCTGGCTCGCGTCTCGGCCGAATGGCGATACCCTGAAACGCCATCTCCGCCGCCCGTCTGATTGCAAAGCGGATGACCCATATCTCGGAAGCACGAGATAAGAAGCTTTTCATGCTCAAATGCCTCATCCTCCAACTCCCAGTGCGCCACGATGTCGACGGTGATGCCGTGCTTTTCCACGGTTCTGTGCCAATGCTGATTCCGGCTGCGCAGGCTCTTGGCCCGACCACCCTTACCCTTCCCGACATAGAAGACCTTCCCGTCGTCGGTTCGCGTATGAATGTAGGTATAGAAGCCGGTCATCAATCGCCCAATAAAAAGACCGCTATGAGGCGGTCGTTGTGATTTGAAATACAGATCAAAGTCCATCGATTTGCGATTCCAGGTCTTCGCCAACCGATACGCGGATAGCAATTTCTTGCTCGGCGTTTTTCCATGGGGCTTCGCAGTCGCGCTTTGTGGCGCTGTGCGATTCGCCCAGGTAGTCTTTCGAGAGGCGCACGAGCGTCACGCTCTCCCACTCGCTGAATTCGATGCCGGTGTTTTCTTGGTACTTACTCAACTCTGCATGAGTCAGGGGGAACTGGCCGGCGCCGTCGCTGAGCGCGGGACCGACCTCCCAAAACCGATCAAGCACATGCCGGCCGCATTCAACGGGCGGCATGTCAGGCGTGTATTCCTTGCCGAAGGTGGCTTTAAGCTTCTGCAGCCGGGATTTCTCCGGCACCTTCGATTTGTCGCCTTCGCGCTTTTCCGGCACGGCCGAGAGCCATGCGCTGTGCCGGACATAGAGGCTTAAGCTGTCAGCGACTTCTGCGTAAAATTTGCGGTTTCACCGATGAACTTGTCGAGCTGGGACGCGATGAAGCACACTTCCAGATCGGTGTAGACGTTCATCAGCAGGGCTTCGCCGGCCAATTGGTCGACTTCGACGTTTTCCAGGTGATCGGTGCAGGCAATCAGGAATTTGGCCGTATCCTCGGCCTGCTCGGCGGCGGTGGTCTTGTCCTTACCTTTGGCCTTGAAGCGGTCCATCGAGCGATTGGACTGGGCGGCGCGCGCGGCGGCGTAGCGCTTCGAGCCGGGGCCGAACATGTGGGCGCGCATCGGGCGCGATTCATCGGGATTGCCGTCAGGGCCATCGGCGTACATTAGTTCATCGTTGCCGTCACGCAGGTGATGGATGGCGGTAGGTACGAGTGCAAACTTTTTCAGATTCGACATGGTGATTCCTTTTCGTGGGTATAAAAATGCCCGCGCCAGCGACCGCTCCCACGAAGGAGACAGTCGCCGGCCGGTGCTTGGGTGGCTTACGCCGATGGGGATGCCCGGCAAGCCGGGCGGGTGGGGTTAGACTGCAGCGACCTTGATCGGCTTCTTGCACAGCGCGAAGTCGACTGCAAGCTTCTGCACGTCATTCGCGGCGCCGTCCTGGTTCTCGTTCTTGGCGACCAGCACGTCCATGTAGTGGATCCGGCCCGATGGGTAGGTCATCTTTACGCTGTAGTGCGCCGTCGACTCGAAGGCGGTATCGAGCAGCACCTGGCCGGCGTCCGATGGGATGCTGGCCATCATCATGGTCATGGTTCCGTAGTTCTTGGAGCCCGCGATCTTGGTGACGATGCCGGTCGATACAGGGGTGAATTCCGTGATGGTCTTCGAGCCGCCGTGATTGCCGTAGTTTTCAACTTCGCCAATCAGGGTGTAGACCATTGCGGTGGCGCCGTAGCCGGCCGCATCGTAGGTGGTTGGGAGGCTTGCGCTGATGGCCAGCGTTGCGCCGGTCAGGCTGACTGGGACGGTATTTTCTGCCATGATGCTTTTCCTTATGAAAAAACCCGCTCGCAGGATGCGAAAACGGGCGGGTTAAAAACTCCGGGCGTAAAAAAAGCCAGCGGGTTAGGCTGGCCTTGGTTGCTTTCGGTGCTGCTATTCGGTGTAGGTGATCAGGTAGTCGACCGACTCGGCATATACGCCTGATGCATCGTCGCTGAAATCCGGACCGTCAAGTTCATGGTGGATGCTATCCACCGCGACGCCATCGACTATGCCTCGCGTGAGCGGCAAGGCGGCGCGCACCAGGCGCAACACTTCTTTCTGGCTCGTGTAATTCGGGGCGTCGACCGTGATCTGTACGCGCGAAGTGCAAAACTTCACCACCGTGCCGGCGACATTCGTCCGGCGAACGGTCGATACGTGGCCCACGGACAGTGCCGGCAAGGTCGTGCCCTGCGGGATCGTGCCCTTGATGATCCTGGCGGCCGGAACGACCGCCAGCAGCGGCGCATTGTTTGCGAGTAGGTATCGTATGGCCTTGACGTCGGACACTTAGGCGCCCTTCCTCAAGCGCACTGGCGCGGCCGGCGCGGCGCAGTACTCGACCACGATATCCTTGGCGCCCATCTCAGCAATCAGGCCAGCCAGACCTTCAGCCAGGCCAAAGTATTGCCCTGGCGCCGGCTCGGCATCGACAGCAGGTCGACCGGTGAAGTGTCCAGGCGTGCGCGGATCGAATCCGGCGAGGATGATGCGCGTGGCGCCCATTTCGGCGGCAATACGGATTGCGGCAAGCCCGGAATTGCGCGTCTCGATGCGATTCCCTGGCGTCATTTCGATGATCTCGTAGCGCGGGCCGGCGTACATGGCATCCAGATCACGCGAAGCCACGCCGCAAACGCGCATGCCGGGGAAGTCCGCGGCAGCATCCCAGAACTGCGGATTCAGATCGAGCGCGACCAGCATGTCAGCGGCCGGCGCCAAGGTGAAAGAGTAGTTGACCGCGATGCAGCGATGCTTAGCCAGCGACGCCACGACCTCGGGCGACAGGCTCGGCCCGCTGGCGAGCACGGCAACAGTCTGCCCCGCCCAGTCGGGCGTGATCTTCCATGGAGTTGTCATTCGGTGCCTTCTGGTGCTGGTGTGTTTATGCCTTCAGCCGTCAAGCGCTTTCGGATCTGCGCGGCGACCGCCTCGATAGCTTCTTGGGTCTTGTGAGCGAATGCCGGGCGAACGAACGGCCGCGGCCTGGACCCGGGGTGCATTACTGCGGCCAAAGGAGTTCCGCCAATGGAGAGTGCGCGCGCTTTCTGCGGCTTGATCAAATGGGCCCTGGTTCCGAACTCCACCATGTGGGCATAGAAAGCGTCTGCCCCCTTCTTGCCCTTGCCGCCGACTTTCACTGCCGCGAGAATTCGTCCGCCCTTCTCCACCTTGACCGACACCCGCACGCTATCGCGCAGTGCCCCGGCGTACCCGCCATATAGCCTCGCGTTTTCGCTGCTAGTCGGCCCGACTGGCGCGTTAGCCTTGACCTCTTTTGCGATGACAGCGGCGCCCGCACGCAGAGCGCTGCGCATAATATTCTTCTCGATTTTCGGGGCGAGCGTCTGAAGCATGGCATCAAGCTCCCGACCACCAATGATGTTCCGGTCGTTATCCGCCATAAGATTCCAACATGTATTCGTAGTGGATTCGATCGTCCAGCAGCACCGGGCCAGAAACGATCTGCATGACGCGGTCGCCATGCCCGTGCAGCGTAACGCGCATCGCCGCAGTGAATGTGCTTGCGCCAGGCATGCGCAGGCGGGTCTGCTGCTTCGCTGTGCGCAGGCCATTTGCCGTACTCTCGGCGCGGCTCGGCAGTACGTCCTGCGCGTTCGCCCAGTAACGCGATGCAACCAGCGTCCATGAGGATTCAAGCAGTCCGGTAGCCGGATCTATCGCTGGCGGTCTTTCAATCGTGACCTTCTCGTCACATTTGAACGGCGCGACCATTACCCGTACACCTTGAGTGAGTCCAACCCGCGAATCAGGAACGGTGATTCAGGCGTGCCGGCGGGCGCATAGATCTCCTTCAGACGGGCCAAGATGTAAGCCTTGAACGCGTGCGGCGTAGTCTCGTCGTCCGGTCCGTAGCCGCAGACCACCACCACATTGACCGCATTGATGCGCACTTGCGTATCGGGCCAGGCCAGATCAACACCTGGCACGATGTATCCCGGCTCGCTCTTGTCGTCCACGATGTAGTCGGCAGGGTCAAGCGTCTGCTCGACGCCGTCCAGATCCAGATACTTCACGCTCGTGACCGACGAAACCGGCGAGTTTGGCAGGCGGATCGCATCCGGGAAGGCGTCAAGCGTCACTTCGTAAGTGCGATTGATGATCGCGCGCCCGGTGTGGTGCTCGGCCTCATCGGTCAGGGCGCGCACGCGGATTTCAATCTCGGCATCGTGATCAGTGCCGTTCTGGCGCGCGGCGTTGCGAGCTTCCGTCAGCGATACCGCCATTTCGACAGGCGGCGTGATTACGCGAATGGTCATCGGTTATTCCTTTGAATTGCTGCTGGGCGGCTCGATGCTTCGTTGCGGCGCGGGCTGTAGCCGCTGCCGCTTGGTGCGCGGGCGTAGACGACACCCTCAAGGATTGTTGCTGTGCCGCCAGAGGCGGCTGCGTTGCCCGTCAAAGTAGCGATCACAGTTGATTGAAATACCTGCGATGTCACGCCGCTTGCGGATGCGGCGCCTATCGTGCAAGTAATCGTCGTGCCGCCGTTCGAAGTGATCGTCGCGGTTGCGCCATCAGCGCCAGCGTTGCCGACCAGAGCGGCGATGACGATGTTCATGGCGATCGATGCCGTGGAGCCAGCCGCCGTGGCATTGCCGATAGTGCAGGTAACCACACCCGCACCAAACGTCAGCGTGGCGGTGCGCGGCGTCCCAACGTCAACCCCATTCTCCTGAAGTTGGAATAGGAACGTGTACACGCCATCCGGCGCCGTCGCCGTGAACGATGTATCTTCATCGGCTTCGAAGGTCGCCAACCCAACCGGCCAGGTGGTGATGTACCCGCAAATTTCCTTGTTGTTGTCCGCAGGCAGCGACAGGCTAGCGTAGGAATAGGCAGGCCCATGCTCGCCGGTCGACGGAATCAGCGCGCCGCGTACGCCGGATCGGTAAGTGCCACAGATCCTACCGCGCGACTTCGACTGATTCAGATTGCGGAGACTCATGCGAAGGACTCGAAATACACGTCGGTGCCAATTTTCAGGATCAGATCGCCAGCGGTGTACGTGATGCCAGGCGACAGGCGCGCATTCGCATCCGTAACCGTCGTGCCGCTCGAAGTCGCCGCGCTTGCCGACAATCCGCCAGCGTGCCAATACCAGTTCGCCGACTCGGCCGGGCGTGGCGTGCCGGTGTTGTTGATGATGATGTCGGACATGATCTTATTGGAAATGCTGGCTGTCGACCCGCTTGCCGTAGCATTGCCGGTGGTGCATGCGATCGTCTGCGGAACGATGATCCCAGCCGTCGAGCCATTAGCAGCAGCGTTACCCACGGTGCAACTTATCGTTACTTGACCGTTCGTGATGGTCGCGAGCGCGCCGTCAGCAGTGGCATTGCCGACTGTCGCATTGATCGTAACGTTGGCTGCTCGTGCGATTGGGTGGGTCGCGGATGACGCCGAGACTCCCCCAACAGCCGTCATCGTGCGGGTGCCGCCGATGGACGTGTAGGTGCCGCCGGCTTGATAGTCCTTTAGAATCCACCCATCAACCCATCCCGACACTGCCTCCGGCTTGACCGTGTCGGCGATCATATCGGTGATGTTGGTGGATGTCAGCGCGGAGTTAAACCAGTGCGCTTCGGCAAGGCTACCATTTGCGAAAAACTCAACGGCGAGGCTGTTGTACTGGCGCGCGCCGATCATTGATAGATTGTGATTGGTGATGCCGTCCGCTACAGATGCGGTGTCAGTAGCGCTGGTGCCGTCACCAAAATATACCGTTCGGCTCGTCGTGCTTGTGAAAACGACCGCCATCAATTGCAGCGTCGTCGAACTCGTGTTAGGGGTTGTACCCTTGTTGACGCCGCGGGACGATCCTGGCTCTTTAAGGAGTGCTTGTTTTGTTTCGCTTGATGCGGCGTGAACACCCGCAACGTACCTATCGCCTGCGGTCTGTGACTGTGAAATCCACGCTTGTGCAGTACTGGAACTGGCACGAGTTCCCCAGCAGATAATACTGAACGGATAGCCGCTGATGATCTTGGCGCTATGAGTCAGATACCCGGTAGTACCATTAAACAGCACTGGCATTTTTAGCCCAATCGCATGAAATAAATGTTAGACGACTGGCGTGGCAGCATCACAATGCCGTCGAGCTGGTCGACGTACTTAACGCGCGCGTTAATGCCAGCGCTCGTCGGGGCAGTAGGCAACAAACTGCCTGGACCTTGCGCGAGAATGGACATATCCCACGCGGTCCCTGCGTTCGGGGTGATGACGAAAACAACGCCCTGGCCCGCTCCGATTCCGTAGTAATACAGAAATCGGTCGCGCGGTTGGTCGTAAAGCATCGCTGAGTATTCAAGGCCCAGGGCGCTAAACGACGTGAATGCGGCGCTGGAGTTGATGGTAATGTCTCGCGACAAGCTTAGGTCTTCGCTTATCGTCCTGATAATCAGCGGTTGCCCAGTGTCAGCAGTCTGTCCGTCACCCCTTGTCAATGCAAAAATTTGCCGGCGGTTGGTGTCGAAGTCGACGATCCGATACGTCGCAGTTCCTGGGATGGTCGTCAGCGTATTGCTCGACCGGATCCACTTTTGACCACGGCACCAGATATTCCCGACATCGTCGATGCAAGTTCCTTGATTCGAGTTGTTAGCCATACTCGGCCAGGTCCCGGGAGCGTCCCATTGATCTGTAGCCAAGTTAAATCCGTTCGATTCGACTGCCGAGACGCCCGGCCCATATATCGACGGCGAGCCCATGAGCATGATTCGATTGTTCTGCGGGCAGTAAAGCGTCGAGTACCTCGTATGTCGGGAGCTAGGCGTCACCCCATCCAGGCAATACGGCTGTCCGGAATTTGCCAACTCAGGTGGAATCGAGTCGCGGCGACGTGGACTGTTCCACGCAGGCACGTCGTCGAAAAGGTCGATAGACGAGACCTGCGTGCGGTAGTCATCTCCGTGTCCACCAGCCAAGGTGATCAGCAATTCCCCGGTTTCCTGGACTACGGCGAAACCGCACCAGGCGTCAATCTTGTTTCCGTCCGCGCCGCTAGTCCCGGAGATTTCAATCCACTCGTTCAGCGGCACTCCGGAAAGCCATGCAGGCAACCCATCATCAGCAGCGCGCCCAGCGCGCATGGTTACGCCACTAGCGACCGAGCAGGAGAAGTCCGTCGCCGTGACCATTGCTTACGCCTGGGTGATCGTCAGAATGTCGTTGGTTGCGCCGGACCAGTCGATGGACAGCGATCCGGAAGCGATCGAGGCGGTGCCGGCCGACGAGATCTCGACGAAGCCAAGCGCGCGCTTGTTCGCGTCGGTGTCGTTGTAGATGATGCCGTAGGCGCCGTTGGTGAAGCCTGATGCATCCTGCGCCACGGTCACGATGTCGGCGCGGAAGGTCGGCACGTTCGACACCAGCGACCAGGTCTTGGAAGCGAGCGTGACGGGCCCGGTCCAGGCGGTGGCGGTGGCCACGGCATTCGTGGCGAAATTGGTCGTGCCTGTGCCGCCGTAGTGCGGCGCCGCTGTGCTCAGCAATGGCACGGTCGTCGACGTGACGATCGCCATCTTCAGCGTGTCGCCGTCCATATCGTGGATCTTATTGCCCAGGTCCAAGATCGCTTGCGCGAACCACTTTACGGTACCAGTTGCCATGATTTACCTCTTCGTTGAGTTGTCTTGTGATGCATCGCCCCAAGCTGCGCGGCCCTCGAATA